TTTTTGTCTAATTTCGCAGCAGTATTTTTAAATTGGATTGAATCAGCAACTATTGTTAACTTACCAACGGAAGACAATGAATCCTGAAGATAAAAAATATGTTCTGCATTGCAACAAATGCAGCTTTAAAAGGTTTACAAATGGCGATGACTTGAATGATTTAATTCAAGTCAAAACAGTGGATGTTCAACGATTTATACCAAGATTAGATCCAGAAACAAAAAAATCTGTAAATTCACCAGATAAACCACGAAGAAAAATGTTTCGTTGCCCTGAATGTGGATTTACATTAAAAGCATTTTCTTCACTTCCATCTTTAGAAAAACAGGAAAAAATTGATGAGTAAGCCAATTGGATTAATGGACGTAAAACAAGCTTTGCGTGACAGCAGGTTCAGAGACAGCTTGCCACAATCATTTCAAAATGATATTCAAAAATATTTAAACAATCCCGGATGTGCTTGCAATATTCCTATTTACAGAAAAGTCATGACCGAAGCACGACAACAATTACAAGAATATTTTCCAAATAGGGCAGTTACAAATACTGAAGAAGAAGCTTCAAAACTAGCTGAAAATCATTGGCGTGTTATAAATTGTCATAAAAATGAACTTGAAGCAGAATTGAGAAAATTACCAAGTGGGCGCAAACAAATTGCAGTCACCAGATTTGAAGATCAAGTCACTGTTGTCGTAAACGAACTAGATGTTATTTTTTGATAACATCATCTAGCCGCTCATAAACTTTTGTGTTTAACATTATTTTTTTGCATGATTCTATCATTTTTTCAGGATATTGTTTGTATTTGCTTATTTCCATTGGCCATTCAGAATTTATTTTTCTTCTGCTGCCTAAAATTACAGCATTATCATAAAAATCAATAGCTTTTTCATATTGCTTAACAGCACAGTGAATATCGCCAAGCAAACACCAAAACTCAGCCATTGTTGGATTTTTAATTATGCAACTGAAAATATGCTGCATGGCATTTTGATAATTTTTTTTAACGTAACATTGTATCATGCTTAAATAATATTCAGTCATATATGTTGACATGGTTTTCTTTTTTTGTTGATGTAAAAAAAGTTCTGCATAATTTATAAAAGAATCCCAATTATTATTGGTCAATTCCCAACAAGCCATATAGTAAAAAGGATCTGGAGATAATGGATTTTTATTTATCCATTGACTGATAATTCTTTTTTCAACAGGCCTGTTGCCTTTGCAAGAAACATAAACATCAAGAGCAATTGAGGGTTTTTCAATTGTTTCAAATACAGGATTTTTATAACAAAGGTTTTTTGATCGATGCCATAATCTAATTTCTTTTGATAAAATGTCGCCTTGAATAATATTAAAGCTGTAAATTTCTGGCTTTCCACACGCAGCTTTTAATATATTTTCTTGTCCAATAATTATTTTTTCCCATGGCTCAATAAACAATATCCATTCACTGTCTGTTTGTTGAATCATATTATTTTTCAATTCCGACATATCATCTTTGCAAGAAAGTCTTATGATTTTTGCCTTTTTTTTATCAATATTTTCTATCGTCTTATCTCCACATCCTAAATCTGCAATTAAAAAATTACAGTTAATTGATTCAAAAGAAGAAATGCAATCTTCAATAGTGCTTTCATTATTCTTGACTATCATGTGTATTGTTAATTGTTGTTTCATTATTTTTCTCAAACTTCTTCTCTATTAAATACAATATCGCCGATGCTTCTTCATTAAGATTGTTGTTTTCATAATAAGCTTTCAAATCCCTATAAGGACGTGGAACATTTGGTCGGTTGAGAATTGAAAAAAATATTTGTGCAACATCCATATTTTATTTTAGCGCAAAAGGAGCCAGATGGCTACAGAATATTTAAATAATAAAAATTTTGAAAATTTAATTGTAAAATTTCAAAAGTCAAAGAAAGAAAAAATCAAATACCAATTGCTAATGGACGATATAATAGATGCACAAAACAGAACAACAAAACGTGAAAAATATAAAAAACCTAAAAGTTGGATCGTTATAGAAACAGATTTTAAAACAATATCATCATTTTACAAAGAAACACAAGATGAATTGGCTCTTGCTTTTTATACATTATCTGAAAATATTGTGCGCTATGCAAAATTTAATCTGATCGATCAAGACGATGCGGTTCAAGAAGGTGTAATGATTTGTTTTGAAAAAATTGACCGATTCGATCCAGAAAAAGGCAAAGCTTTTAATTACATGACAACATGTATTTTAAACCATTTTAGACAACTTTATCGCACCGCTAGAAATTATAATGAATTAAAAAGAAAATATTTAGAATTTGTACAAATTCAATATGATCAAAAAATACCTGCTGGAAAAACAAAAAATTTATATAAAAAACACAATATTGTTTGCGATCCTTGATTAAATAAATATAATATTATATAATTATTTAGGTTCTTTTTTTTGGTAAAAATATGACAAAACAAGCTAAAAGTTCTTTTGAACAAATTGAAAATCAGGAATTAATTCAAAAACTTATTGATAGTGGCCATGGAAAATTAGTGGACGCTTTTCTTCTGAATGACGGAAGAGTCTACACAAAAAAAGGCAGACTCAACAAAAGTGGAGCTTGCAGAGTTTTAAAATGCAAGCCAAAAGACCTTGAAGACACTATAAAAGCTTGTCAAGAATTGCTTAAACAAGAAATGAAATTAGAAGAACATGAATCTGAAGATTAAATTGTTGTATAAGCACGATCATATCTAAGCGTTACATCTACTGTCACAATTTCACTCATTGACATGTCTAATTCGCCAAATTCAATGGAAGTCGGCCAAACGGCTTCCATTACCCAACTTTCTATCACAGTGCCACAACCATCATAAAGCTCTAAAACTGCTCGATCTTTTTTAAAGCCAACAGTATATTTGTATCTAGACTCATTTTTTACATCATAAATACTAGAAAGCCACTTTAAAATTGGATTTTCATTTTGCTTTGTATCATATAAAGTTAATGTGATAGGTTTCCATTCAATTTTGCCGGGAAAATAAACAGTCTCAGTTATATGTTGCATTTCTAATTCTTTGATGCTTAGAGATGGCCTGCCAGCTTTTGATGGCGGCAAAGCATTTATGCCTTGGGCGCTAACACCATCAATTTTCAATAACCAACGATTTTTTCTTTTAAAACACACATCTGGGCCAGAAATTCCGATTCCAAGTCCCATGCTTTGAGCCATAATAGTTCCTTTAAATAAATATAGACCTCGTATTTTATATACGAGGTCTATAGTTGGATTTTTATAAAAATGATTTTTAGTCCACGCAACCAATACAAAGTGCTTGTGGTAATGGTATGCCGCATCCGGGCTGGTAAGTTGCTTCACTGAACCTGAGAGTTAGTTCCAAAGTTGCTTCTTCGGAGCTACCATAATCAAGATCACCAAAGTTAATCGACTGTGGCCACAAGTTGCCAAGTGTCCAAACTTCCATATCACTTCCACAGCCATCATACATAGTCAGGGTGCCAATAGCAGCCCAACCTGTTTGAATGCCGTCTTGGCCTCTTTTAGATGTTTGAGTAAGACTGGTTGGATCAGTAAAGTTATAAACTGTAGCAAGCCAATCCCACAAAGTACTCATCTGTGAAGCACCGGGGCCACCGATGTCATAGTATGTTACAGTCAAGTTGTCCCAAGTACCCTTGCCGGGAATCCACATCTTGCCGTGCAAGTAGTTGATTTCAGTTTCTTCGATTGTCAGGCTAGGACGCTTGGCAACCTTAACAAATGCTGTTGGAACGACTTTCCCAGCACCACCCCATTGAACCTCAAAAGTCCATCGATACTTTCGTTTGAAAACGATATCTGGGCCTCCGATTTGTCCAAGTCCCATTCCTGCTAATGGCATTGTAGTGTCTCCTTTTTAGTAATTAAAATGCTTCTGTTCCTGTTGCAAAACTACCAGTTCTGTGAATTGAAAATTCAATAAAGATAAATTCAGCAGCACGAGTTGGTTGTACTCCGATTCTGGCCCTGAATTCATTACGGTCAATCACATCAGGTGTGTTTAGTTCCTCATTAGCCTGAATTCTGAAGTCATTAATGCCACGTCCAACTTTAACATTATTAAGAATGTTGGTTGCAAGATTGATAAACTTCTGACGGAAGATTGCGTCATTTGGATCGAACAGCAAACCACGGCTAGATGTGCGAATTGCTTTTTCAATATAGAACATTAAGCGTCGAACATTAACACGATCTAAAGCTGTAGGCAGGCGCTGAAGAGTTTTCTGGCCGAATACCACAAAACCATCGGTATCTGCAAATTTTACAATTGGATTGACGCAGTTACGGTTTCCATACATTGTGTCACGTTCTTCCAAAGTTGGACGATTGTAAACATCAGTGATGTTAGGAACCAAACCACGAGTCAAACCAGCTGGAGCGAACCAAGGTGCTCCTAAAAAGTCGCTACGAGCAATAACTGCCATTACAGAGCCGCTTGGTGGACACCATACATCAACCTTGTTGTAAGGATCATAAATCTTAACCCAAGGCCAATAAAGTGCGCCAAAGTCACTGTCGAAACGAGTGTTATTAAGAGGATGAGTACCATTTTGCCATGCAACAACTTCTTTCACAGTCAGGCCGAAAGGAGAATCAATGATTGCAAGGCAATCTTGACGATAATCTCGGCAGAAAGCTAGAACTTCTTG